GGAATACTTTGATAATCTTCAAGGTAATCACTATATTCATGGGTTAGATAGTAAGTTAGAAGAACTATTTAACAAGGAAAGTAAGAAAAATGAAAAAGAATGATTATTTGTAGATGTATCTTCTCACAATGGTGAAGATGTATCAGGTATTCTTGCCAAGCTCGGTACTCAAAATGCAATTATCAAGGTATCAGAAAGTACCTCTTATATAAATCCTTATCTACAAGGTCAGATTAACACAAGTAACCCTGTAGGGTTCTATCACTTTGCTTGGTTTGGTGGTGATGTTGAGGAAGCTAAGAGAGAAGCTCAGTATTTCTTGGATAATGTACCACAAAAGGTTAAGTATCTGTGTTAGATTATGAAGACCATGCTAGTGGTGATGTACAAGCAAATACAGATGCTTGTATTAAGTTTATGGATATGCTAAAAGGGGCTGGGTATGAACCCATCTACTATAGCTATAAACCATTCACACTAAGTAATGTTGACTACACACAAATTATTGCTAAATACCCTAATAGCTTGTGGATTGCAGGATATGGGGTCAATGATGGTGAGTTAGACTATAACTACTTCCCTAGCATGGAGGGTATTCGTTGGTGGCAATATTCTAGTAACCCTTTTGATAAGAACATTGTACTCTTAGATGATGAGGATTTTCCAACTGAGGGTTGGAAAAAGAACACCACAGGTTATTGGTATGAGTACGCTGATGGAACTTATCCTAAGAACCAATTCAAGAAAATTGATGGTACATGGTACTACTTTGATAGAAGTGGTTATATGTACTCTAATCGTTGGTTGAAACACACTGATGGTTATTGGTATTGGTTTAACAGCTCTGGTGGAATGGTAACTGGTTGGAAGAATATTGCTAGTAAGTGGTATTATTTCAAAGAAGAAGGTGCTATGAAGACTGGTTGGTTGAAAGACAAGGATAAGTGGTACTACCTTGACCCAGCTAATGGTGATATGCAAACTAATACCTTTGTGAAGGGTAGAGATGGTTGGTATTTTGTGGATAATGAGGGTGTGATGAGCACTAATGGAACATTCACAACGGACAAAGATGGAATTATTAAAATCCAAAAAGGAGAAACTAAATGACAAAAGTTAAAGTTGGTTTAGGTTGCTTGCTAGAGCTTCTTAAGAAAGACCCAATCGTTAAGATTGTAAGTGAGCTTCCTCCAAAAGAGACTGCTGAACTTAATTTCATTTACCTTGTACCTAAAGACAATGCAGGTCAAGACAAACGTGCTTATGTACTACGTCCTGACAGAAGTGGCTATGATGCCATTGACTTGTCTCCACAAGTAATTGATGTAGTAGGGGAAGGTCTAATCACTGTGAAGAAAGAAGTACATAATGAGAATGGTGATGTAACGTTCACTGTGACTACTTCTCCTTCATTCCAAGCAGTATTGGATTCATTGACAGCTAAAGACAAAGAGTTGGATACTAAAGTGTCTGCCTTGGAAGCTAAAGATGCTGTGCATGAAGCTAAACTCTCAGCTATTGAAGCTAAGGACTCTGAGCAAGATACTAAGTTAGAAGCTCTTAAAGCTCATGATGACCAAGTAGATGATGCTCTTGAAGCTGTAGGTAAGACTATTGAGAAAACAGTAGACCTCATTGATGCTAAAGTCCTTGAGCTTAAGAAAGACAATGAACGTCAAGATGGTGCTTTAGATGACTTAGGAGAGTCTGTGAAAGACTTGAATGAGTCTGTGCAACACCTAGATGAAGAGCATGGTAAGGCTATTGCAGACTTACAAAAAGACTCTCAAGACATGAAAGAGTTGACCAGTGAGCTAGATAACTCAATCAATGAAATCAATGACCAACTCAAACTCCTAGATGGTGGACTTGAGGAAGAGGTTAAAGCAATCCACACAGAGGTAGGAGACATTACCAATGCTGTGACTGAGATTGAAAACAGAACTGACAAACTTGCTAAAGATGCTGATGATAAATCCAAAGCACAAGCTGAGAAAGATGGTTCACAAGATACTGAGATTGAAGCTCTTAAGAAGAAAGATGCAGAAGTAGAAACTGCTCTTGAAACATTGGGTGAAACTCTTGGTAAAACAGTTGACTTGATTGACCATAAAGCACAAGGACTTGACACAAGAGTTAAGGCTTTGGAAGCTAAGGAAGATTTAGACAAGCAAACATTGGCTATTGCTGGTAACAAACTTTCTATCTCTAATGGTAATGAAGTTGACCTACCACAGTATGATGACACTTCTGTGAAAGATGCTATCAATCACTTAGGTGATGGTCTGAATCAAGCTATGGACTACACAGAGCAAGTCAAGAACTATGTAGATTCTAAAGCTGATGCTCTTACCTTGGTACTTGGTACAGCTAAAGCTGATGCTGATGCCAAGAATGAAGCTCTAACAAACCGTGTGCATGTTCTTGAAGAAGCTAAACCAGTAGTTGAAAATAAACTTACTGAGATTGAAGCTAAGAATACAGCACAGGATGAGAAGATTACAGCTCTTGAGAATAGAACAGATAACTTTATCAATAATGTTACTGTGTCTAAAGAAGCTGGTAAAGTCAAATTGACTTACTCTCGTGTGGACGGTTCTTCTAGTGAAGTAGAGTTTGAGGACAGCGATACTGTTACCCTTGCCTATGATGATGAACCATTGAAGACTCGTATCAAAGCCTTGGAAGACAAGGAAGATAAAGATACTATCTACAATGACACAGAAGTTAAGCAAGGCATCAAAGCTAATGAAAATGCAATCCAAGGAGTTGAGAATGACTTAACTGCCCTTAGAACGCATACAGACGCTCGTATTGAGGCTTTAGAGAACAAGGAAGACAAAGATACCATCTATGACGATAGTGCTGTCAGAGGGAAAATTACAGCCTTAGAGAGCAATTTAGATGAAATCTCTAAACATCAGGAGTTTAAGAATACTGATATTGAAAATAGAATTAATAATTTGGAACGCAAGGAAGATAGAGATAACCAAACTCTTACCCTTGATGACCATACATTGTCAATCAGTGGAGGTAATTCAGTTACTCTTCCTGAATATGATGACAGTGCTTTGAAAGCTAGTGTAGAAGAGCTTAAGTCTAAAGACACAGAATTATCTGATGAAATTAACAAACTCAAAGTTAAAACAGATAATGATAACCAAGCACACAATATTAAGGATACTGAGCTAGATAATCGTATTAGAGCTTTGGAAACTAAAGAGGACAATGATAAACAAACATTGAGCCTTACTGACCACACATTGTCTATCTCTAATGGTAACTCTGTGGAGCTTCCTAAGTATGATGATACTGTTGTTAAAGCTAAGAACACAGAGCAAGATGAGGAACTTAAGGCTCTTAAAGAGAAGACTAAATCATTCTTGACTGGTGCTAGTGTGACAAGACAAGGTAATGTAGTTACCCTTACTTACACTAACATTGATGGTACTTCTACTAATCTTGAGTTCAATGATAACGACACTAAGGCAATTGCTTATGATGATACAGCCCTTAAAGCTCGTGTGCAAGAACTTGAGAATAAAACGGATAAGGATACTGTATATGATGATGCAGAAGTTAAGAAACTTATCCAAGCTAACAAGGACAGCATTGCTACTACTGACAATATGGTAGATGAGCATGAGAACAAGATTAACACCTTGACTACAGACGTTGAAGCTCTTAAGACTAAACCTGATAAGGATACAATCTATGATGACTCTGCTGTGACTGCTAGATTGACAGCTCTTGAGAATAAACCAGAAGTTGAGTATGAATTAGTTAAGACTACAAAAAATGTAGACATTATTGACTCACTTGGTATAATTGGTTTATCTTATGAAAACACAGATGACCTTCTTAAAGAATATACTCTTGTTGTGGATATAGCATCTAAGATTAAATCACCATTCTCTTCTAGTAATTCTGCTATTAATAGTAGAATCGGACTTAACTCTGGTGTTACTAGTGATAATATCAAAGGTTCATCCAGAGCATTTATAGGTGATGATGTGCAAGTAGAGTTCTTCTATAGTGAGTTTACAATGAGCGCATATCTTGTGTATGAGCCAGAGAATGAGAATGAAGTGGTTAAATACCGTAAACAACTTAGCCTAGCTGAGTTGCAAGGTACAGAGCCAGCTAGAATCTCAATCTCTAAAGGTGGAGTTGAACAAGGTTATGTAGAAGCTACATTTACTGGTTTCACTATGAAACTTAACTCTTACAAAGTACAAAGGAAAGGGTAGTTTAGTGGGGTTTATCCCCCTTTAAACTATTTAAAGAATAATGGCACTTAAAATTTATAAATCAAAAGCCTTTACTATCAAGTCTAAAAAGGTTAACAAAGAGATATTTAATAGAGGGTTAAATACATTTGATAATGTTGCAGAAGCTAATTTTGGATAGTTTTGCAGTTAGAAATATGTATGAGATGCCTGATGGGTTTAGACCTATTATTACAGTAACAGTTCCATTGACTCTTAAAGAAACTGGAGAGCCTGTTGGTTATGAGGAAATTGAACCTAATGGTGATATGACATATCATGTCTTTGATAAGTTTAAAGACCAATGGGCAGATATATGGGATAAGATAAATACATGTACTTTAAATAATTAGAGGTATTAAATGACTACAAAGAATTACAATAAACTAGAAGATAAGGATACTCTCTACAACCTAAAGTCTACTACTGATGGACTTACTGTGGTTAAATCACAGGAGAATGGTGAAGAGGTATTCACAATCAATGCTGATATAGTCTTTCAAAAGCACTACACAAAAGGTGAAGTAGATATGGCTATTGCTGAGAATAACAAAAGAGCACAAACACTAACAAAGTATAGTGCTACATGGAAGAATCCTAATGCTTTCAGATACACCTATGATGGAAGAACTCCTGTGTTATCATACAATGATGTTACTTCCTTTGGTAATATGAAGCTAGATGGCATTTTCCTACAAAAGATGAATCATGGTACTGTTATCTGTGAATTACCAGCCAATGCTCCTAGACCTATTGAGTTTATTGAGGTACAAGCATACATTGGTACTGAATCGTAACTATGTGGACTGATAATAGAATGGTAAGAGTTTCCACAGTACCTCAATCATTTGTAGGTAAACGTGTAATCTTTAACTTTGTTGGATTGTGGGCTTAGGAGAATCTAAATGAAATTAAGTAATGAGTATTATGATATTGCTAAATTTATAGCAACTACAGCACTACCTGCCTTCATTACTTTTATTGGTGTGGTAGGAGTGCAATTAGGTTATGAGATGACTACCCCTGTGGTAGTCCTCACAGCCTTTAATACATTCTTGGGAACAGTCTTAGGGCTATCTAATATCACATACAAGAAAGAGAATGAATAATGGCAGATAACTGTTTAAATAAGCACTGTGAGTGTGAGAAAGTTGAGCCAAGACCAGAGAACTGTGCTAAGTTACTAGAGCTAAATGACCTAAAGATTAGACCAGCAATGAGGAAAATCTCAACCTCTGAGTGGTGTAATCTTCAAGAAGCTATTAGACAAGCCTTCTATGGTGTGTGGTGTGTAATCAAAAACATTGTAGGTTTCTTGTGCTATATCATTAGAAAACTAGAGTGCTTAGAGAAAAAAGTAGATAGCTTGTGTGGTACTGTTAAATGTCAGAATGACAGTATTGCAGAGGTTCTGAGTGTATTAAAAGAACAACCAGTTACCCCTTGTGAGGTAGGCTGTGATAAGTGCTAGGAGGTCTTATGGACGTTTGTGATTGTCGTTGTGATGATAAAGTAATCACTGGTAAATACTGTGACAAGAATGAATCACAAGAGGATATTAAGCGTGCTGGTGATATAATAAAAGACTCTGAGCAGTGTGACATTGTTCCTAATACACAGAAGGGTGTATTTAGGCTTTGGTGTAGACTAAGAAAGATTATCAAGACTATCTGTGATGTAATGCAACGTATGGTGTGCTTACAGAAGAAGATTAAATCACTGTGTGTAACCTTACATTGTATGAAAGCCAATATCCTTGAAGCTAACTCAATCACAGTGAAGCGTAACAAGGACATGATTAAGAAGTACAAGCAGAAAGAGCCTAATACTCCTAATGATAAAAAAAGGTATCTACAACGAAGCTAAAGCCATCTACGAAGAGCAACTTGTGAGATTGGCTAAAGCTAAGAAACGGTTAGAGGAGATGAAGAATGACCCTAACAAGCAAGAGATAGACGGTATTTATATATCTGGTGACTTTGACCCTTCAAGCTCTGGTAGTTATGATTACTACTCTAAGTTCTCACTAGCAACCTCTAAAGAGAATGTTGACTATGTGGTAGGAGGTATAGGCTTTGGGCAGGGAAACTCTCCTCATAAATTTCAAGGGAGTGAATTAGCTCCAGGATTGACATACACACTAAGGAATGTAGCTAGAACTACCTCTGGTAAGGCTGTGAATGTAAAGATAACTATCAATGATTTTTATTCCAGGTCGGATGGTGAATCATTCTATAAGACTGGTTTAAGTGATAGATACTTAAAAATATATAGCTCTTATGGTGGAATAGCCTTTGATATGTATAAGATTTATAAAGTTAAAGGTACTTTTGATTTCATTGATGATAGTGGAGCACCTGTTAATCTTATGAACGTTATGGTTATTAGTGATATTGATTGGCTTCAAAGTTTTTGGGCTAGTTTTAATAATAGTCAAACAATCTATAGTATCCCTAGTAATGCTGACGTAGAGAAAGATGGTTCTTATTTTAAGAGTATTTATGATGGAAATTATCAGAATGAAGACTCTATCCCTAAAGGCTCTATGCTTATGGCAGGTGTGGGAACACAAGTTAACTTTGAAATTATAGGTGGAGCGCCTAACGCTACAGAACAACATGGAGACCATGAAGACCCTAGTGATTGGGTGATGGAGTTCTTTGGAAATACCTTTAAAGGTGAAATAGTAGACCTTCATGAACCTCCAAAACCTATACCACCTATAGAAGAATGTGACTTAATGTCATGCGATTTTGATTGTTTAGGAGATAACTAATGTCAGATTGTGTAAACTGTCAGTGTGAAGATATAGTAGTTGGTAAGACAGCTTGCCAATCACTCTTAGCACAGAATGATGATAAAATTAAAATGCACGCTCTAGTTCTTAGGGATAGCCAAATGTGTGAGATTGTAGACCAGACAGCCAAGTTTGCCTACTCACAGTGGTGTTTCAATAAGAACGTATCTAATCAGCTATGTTGGTTAGCTAATAATGCTGGAGGTGGAGGTTCTACTGCTCCTACTTATAAAGCAGGTAACTTAATTAGTATCTCTAAAGATGGTACTATTAGCTTTACAGGTAATATTCCTAGTCCTTCACAGCCCTACAATGATGCTGATTTAAGAGCAGAGAATGAGAAGCTCAAGAGAGCTTTAAATAAGATTATAAATAACTTACAAGCTAGTGGTGCTTGGCAAGGTGGGCTAGACGGTGACTTTGTTCCTAATAGGAATATTGCTACTGGTAACATCAACTTGTTCGGTGGTCAACCAGACGGTCAATACTTTATCCGTACTAATAACGGAAGTACAGAAAACGACTTAACAGGAGGTATCTAATAATGGGTTGTTATTCTTGTGGAGGAAATCCCAATACATTTTGTAGAGATTGCACTTACCCTAAAGACACTTGGATTGCTCCTGTGGATAGTCTTCCTGACCCTTTCATGGGTGACTTTGACCATTTATTCAGAACTCCTGATGGGAATATGTATGCACTAGCTCCTGATAGGTCTAGTTGGATTCTCATGGGAGGAGCTGGAGGAGCTGTGCAGAAGCCACAGAATCTTGAATTAGATAGAAGCACAAGAGAACTTACAATCACAAGAGGGAATACAGTAACCCTTCCTAATGATACACAAAACCTCTCAATCAATGGTAGAACAATCACTATCAGTAATGGTAATGCAATCAACCTACCAGAAGATAGAGACACTGTGTATAATGATGCTGAACTCCGTAGACGTATTCAAGCTGTGGAAGATAAGGCTGATAACTTTGTGAGTGGTGTGGCAGTCTCTAGGGAAGGTAATAAGGTTAAGCTAACCTATACCTTTGTAAATGGTGCTCCTAAAGAGGTTGAATTTGAGGATAAGGACACAATTACCTTAGCCTATGATGATGCTCCATTAAAGGCTAGGTTAACTGCTCTAGAGAATAAGCAAGATAGAGATAACCAAACCCTCACAATCAACAATAGAACTGTTTCTATTAGTGGGGGTAACTCTATTACACTCCCAGAGGATAGAGATACTGATCTATAATGATACTGATGTTAAACGTAGGCTTACAGCACTAGAGGGTAAGACAGATAACTTTGTTACAGGAGTAACTGCTAGTCGTACTGGTAATAAGGTAAAACTTACTTATAACTTTGTTACTGGTCAACCTAAGACTGTGGAGTTTGATGATAAGGATACTATTGGTATTGCTTATGATGACACAGCATTAAGAAATAGAGTCAAGGCTTTAGAGGATAAACCTAGTGGGGTTGTTCATAGATTCTATAATGGTGATATTTCAGGTAATGGTTCTGTCGGTAGTTCTGCTACTGTGAAGAAAAACTCTTTTAGAAATCCTGATGGTATTAAGGTAGGGGATACTGTAGAAGACCACTACACTAATGCTGATGGTGTGAATAGAGGAATTTGGAAAGTCACAGAAGTCAATGGTGATAATGTTAAGGTTCAAGGTATAGGTAGTTACAATATTGATTTAAGAAAGAACCTAAGCCTTAATAATAGCACAAGAGTTCTATCTTTAAGTGGTGGTAATAGTGTTACTCTCCCTAATGATAAGCAAACTATCAGCAAGAGTGGTAATAAGATTGTATTATCTAATGGAGGTGGAGAGGTAGATATTCCTATAGCTACACCTTACAATGATGCAGATATTAAGCGTAGACTTGGTGTGCTTGAAGCTAAGAGGGATAATGATAATCAGACTCTCTCTATCAGTAACAATAGACTAACCATCTCTAATGGCAACTCTGTGGATATTCCTCAACCTGACCTAAGTAACTATGTCTCTGTGAATCAATACAATGAGCTTAAAGATGCTTTTACTAAATTACTTGAAGACCTTAAGAACTCTGGTGCTTGGGAGCAAACTGGTGATAATATCTTTGCAGGTAATCTTAAACCTAATAGACACCTTGCCACAGGTAATATCAACCTATTTGGAGGACAGCCTGATGGTGATGCCTTTATTAGAACTAACAATGGTAGCACAGAGAATGACCTTACAGGAGGAATTTAATGGCTAAGTTTAATTATAATATCTATTATAAAGATGCCCAAACAGGACAAGACTTAGCTTCTCCTGTGATAGTAGGTTATGACACCTTTAGTACACTGGTTTCTGAGACACAGAAGAGTTTTAATGGTTATACAGCTAGACCCATATATGGTCATGATAAAACAACACCAACAGAACAAGAGTATCAATCGAACCTACCTGCTGATTATTATACTAGGCTTACTGAATATGAACTTGCAAAAGCTAGAGCAGAGAGAAATAGAAGAGAGTATTATAACCTTGTAAGTGACCCTAACTTTTATCAAAAACAAGGTATCTCAGTCTTAGAAAAGTATAAAACTTATGCTACAGGCTCATACTCATATTTTGATAATATAAGGGTATTCACAGATATTCTAGGTGTTGAAACTCTAGCAAGACCTTTATCTTGGGGCTATCAGGGATATGGTGAAGCCAACAAGTTTAACTATTCAGGTAAACCTGGTTCTAATGGTGATTTATCTGATGATGTTGAAGATTTCTTACTAAGAAATGTTTCCTCAACTGTATCAGGAAAAACAGTAAACTTACGCATTAGACTATTAAATTATTCTAAAGACACCTCTATTGATGATGCTGTTCCTGGAATATGGGTTGCTCCTTATGGTATCAATAAAGATGGTATAGGTATCTTTATATATGATGCTTATAAAGTAACTCTCCAATTTAGTTTTGAGGACTCTTATGGAAATCCTTTACTAATACCTATAACCTCTGCTGTTTCAGATATTGACTTTTATCAACAAATAAATGCTTACTTTAGTCATTCAGATAGAGTATACTTAAGACCTCCTGGGTCTGGTTTAACAGTGTCATCAGGTTACTTTGGAGATGCTCAAGGTATGATAATTGACCCTAACGGTGAGGTAAATATACCTAGAGGTTCATTCTTTTTAGCAGGTATTGGTACTTCAATGACTGTTGATATTTTAGGAAACCTTCCAGGTAAGCCTTATATATCTAACCCAGGTCATGAAGGGAATCGTACTTCTTTTGAGATTGGATTTTTTGGTAATGCTTCTAGGGGAGAGTTTCTTGATTATAGTGTTCCACCTAAACCTGATTTACCATCATTCACTAGAAGTGTAACTATTTTATATGACAAAGTAGCCAAGCTAAGACCTTGGGCTATTAGAAATAGTGGTCAATGGGTATCATTCACAACCAAGCAGATTGACATGATTATCAGGAAAAGAGGTAAACAAGATACAAGTATCAATGCAGAAGACGCTGGTAAACCTTATGGTACAACCAGCACAGGGGTATACCTCCCACCTTACTCTGCTTCTGGTAATGCTATAAGGAAAGATGGTACATGGAAACAACAAGGAAAGATTGGTAGATAATGGCTTACGAAGATAATAAAAACACAAGACTGAATGAAGCATCTTTCAAGAGTTACAATGAGAATCCTAAAGATAGATGTTGGTATGATAGCTGTGACTGTGAAGATATTCCTATTGCTGATTGTGATAGGCTTGTGGAGGAAAATAACAAAGGTGTAGGGCGCTTTGCTTGTATGGCAGAATCACAGAAGTGCTATAACCCTAAGTTCTTCTCATCATTCATCAAGAAACTAGCTTGTCAGCTTAACCACTACATTGAGAATATCTGTGCTTTGTGGGATATGGTACAGTGTATGGGTGAGTATGTAGCTTCTATTGGAGATATGGGTAAGGTACACACGAACTACTCTCGTAACTCTGCTGTGTCTTCTGCTACATTCTACTACCCTATTACTAAAGAGTATGACATTGACCTCTACATGGATTCTACTACTGGTGTGGACTTTGAGAATGATGATAAGCGTAGACAGCTCACAGACAGACAGTATCGTGTGTTCCTACGTTGGTGTGCTGATGGTACTACCCTTAAAGCCACAGAGGATAATACAATGCAGATTGTAGTCTATCACAGTGGGGAAAGCTATACTACAGACATGGTTAAACAGCGCTCTGTGCATTGGCAAATGACTGGTGTAGTAGATGGAGCTATGGAAATGTCTGACACAATCATTGTACCTGCTGGTCAATACATTAAGGTAAGGGTTGTACCTGAGAATGAAGCTAGTGGTGTGTTCAGACTTCACCAATTCAAAGTTGAGTATGTTCCTATTATTGAAGGTAAAGACCTACCTGACTGCTTGAAGTTCACAGAGATTCCTAAAGATGACTGTAACTGTGATGATAAAAAGAATAAATAAAAAGAGCCAATTAGGCTCTTTTTGTTTTATATGAAGAAACTATCAATAATACTTAAAGCTGGGTCACTATATCTAGTTAACCATACACAAAGAGGTAAATGCTGACTATCTAATTCCATTAACCATTTATGGAAATAGCCTCTTTCATTATCTGATAAGAACACTAATCTAGGACTAAACCCACTATCAGATAATTCTACCACAATTCCACTATCAATAGTATCTCTGCGTCTCTTATATGTAGCTATTCTAGGTTTAACTGTTATATCAAATTTATTTCCTATAAGTTCCAAATACTTCTTTTGGTGCTCTTCCATTTTTATCCCCTCAAATATAAAACCCTTCAAGTATAGTTATTTTATCATGTACTTCTTTAAACCATATTATATCTGGTATTCTATTGTGAATACCTAACACTGAGCAACCATTATGGAAATTACGTCCATCAGGCTCATTATTTATAAACAATTCATATACCCTTTTCTCCAAAAGGAGTTTTACCACCAAACTTTATAGTTTTACCAAAGAATACTTGTTCCTCATCTTCCTTTTGTATAGAAGCATCACAAGGATATTGTATAATAGTAAACCCGTTCTCTTTAATAGCTTTTATTACTTTTTCTATATTCGTCATATCCACATTCCTTTCACAATTAGTTTTACATGGTCTTTACTCAATATCACACAGCGCCCTTCTAGTGTGTTGCAGTGATTTAGTATATAGCTGAATCCATAATATGCTCTCTTCTGTCTCTCATCAGTAACAAATAGATAACCACCATTCAACAATCTAGCATAACCCTTCACACCATCATATAGGTTTAGTGCTCTTATACAAGGTGATTTAAAATAACCTTTAGCCCACCCTTTTAGTTGATTATCTGTGAGGATAGTTAAAGCCCTATCTCTAGGCATTATTTTCATATATAGAACCCTCCTACTGGTGTTATGGTTAGGTCACATTCATGTACCCAAAAACACCTACCCTTAAACCATGTTACTTCAAATACAGCAGACCCATCATATAAATAGTCTTCATTAGGTTCATCAGCTATAAATAGAAGGTCTTTTTCATTATCTCTATCATAGATTTCAGCAACATACCCAGACAAGTTTACCAAATCATAGCACTGATTAAGCACACACCTCTTAGGAGCATTAGGTACTATCCAATATTCATTGTCTAAGGCTGTATTTATGATTTCTCTTAACTCTTCTGCTGTTTCCATAATACCCCCTTACACATAAAATCCTTTAGAGAACTGCTCTGTACCTAAGTCTATTTGTCCTGTGAATGGTAGCTCATAGCACCTAGCTTCTAGTGATAAGATAAACTTAAATATCTTATGACCATTGTGAAATCCACTTGTAGACTTCTCAGCTATAAAGAGAATACGCTTCTCCTCACCTCTATAAAAACCTATGGCTAGGCATCTCACACCAAACAATTCAACCCACTGTGGAGTCTGTTTAGGAAATGAGATACCCCTCTTAGCCTTCCTTCTTAAAATTTCTAAGTCTATCATTTCTTACCTCTTATATATCTACCATACAGGGCTTGATTACCCTTTAGACCTAATACATGCTCTGTGTAAGCTACATAACCTGTGTTGACCATATAAGGGTAAAGCATGTTCTGTTCAGCTCTAATGAGCTTACGTTTATGTCTGAGCTTCTTAAGTTTTCTGTGGTCAAGAGTTTCCTTTATTTCCTTACCAATCTCTTTATAGAGCTTCTCAAGTTCTATATACTTATCTGATGCTTCATCAGCGGTAAGACTCTGGATAGTCTTCATAGTACCATAGCTCCTCTCCATTACGCTTAAGGATAATGTCTACATCACCCTCTTTAGTTCTTGTGTACACAGTATCATCTCCAATCCATTCTCTAATGAATTTGTTTCGTGTGACATAATTACTAATTTCTAAGGTGTGGTAGCAATTACCTAGCTCATCAATCCTTTTTAGAATCCACACTTTCTTTATAATACTCATACATGCTCCTTGATATAACAATACCTCTAGTAATATTTCTCGGTTTACGTTCTGTTCTGTGTCTAGTAATCAATCCACCTTTGAATACATATAGTCTATATCCTAACAACATTTGTGTAACATCATGAGGTAGCACAAGTCTCTCTTTATTCTCTAGAAAGTCTTGGTTTGCATACCAATCCATAAACTCATAGGTGAACTGCTCATAGCGTTCTAGTCTATAAGGTTGACCTGTAATGTAGGAGAACATTTCTCTAGCTCTCTCAGGTACAACCTTGATAAAGTCAATCTTAACACACAGCTCATTGATATAACTAATGTCAGAAGCTAGTTGATAAGCCATAGTATAACTGATTCCATACACATTCTCAAACTCAATAAACTGTCTAGCAATCTCTGAGGTCTTCCATTTATAGAAGTTATCAGGAGGTAGCTTATCTAAGAAGTCACAAGCCACAGCTAGTAAGAACTCACCTCTACTTAGTCCTGTGATACCTCTCTTGCTTATTGGTGTTGCATATCTGTGCACAAGAACAGTCTTCTCATTATCTAGCTTTTTAGCCAAACCATTAAGCTCTTTAAGTGTTATCATACCTTGTTTATTCGTATGTCTTCTCACAAAGTCCTTATCACCCACAAAGCGATACACAAGCACAGTAAGTAGTTTCTCTCTAATAGGTACAGGGTGATTGTTCATTGTCCTAATAAGAATCTGTGACATTTTATCAAGGTATTTAAGGTTGTTTGGATAATGCTTACGGTACAAGGGATTTCTTTTCATGCCATTCAAATCATACTTGTATTCAAAGGCATCACGTCTTAGGAGTACATACTCTTTAAGACCATCTAATGTTATTGTCATATTTACCCTCCTAGATGCACACAATGAAATATTGTAGTCTAACTAATAGACACACAGGCAAGCTATAATTTAGATAGAAAGGAATAGACCTAAATTATTTATAAACAGAAGGGGAGTATTGTGTGCATTTAGGAAGGAAAATCCTTCCACGCTAGAATTTATAATAGGAGTAAAAATCATGACGAGGGTTTCCCCTCATGGAACTGGTAGGTAATCTGTCTAATGGGAAAACGTATTACAGGTAAAATCAGCATGAAAATTTAACAAATTAAGGAGTGTCTCCTACCAGCTCTATGAGAGGAGTGACTAGGTGTTAATTAGAAATTAAATCTTTCTTTTGTTATAGTTTAGTTTGTTAGTCACTCACCCTGTTATTTAGTTACTCTGCATCAGACCAATCGTCTGTGTCAACATCTACGTCCTCAGAATCATCTTCATCAAGAGCGAAGAAGTCTACAACGTTCCATGAAGGTTTGTCATTATAAGGTTGACCCTCTTTAATTACAATACCTACATATTTACCTTGAAGGTCATCAGTATCTACAGCTTCTTCATCTTGCATACCTAATGCTGAGAGTAAGCTGTAAAGCTGTTCACGTCCAATCTTGTTATCCAACATGAATGAAGTGATTGTGTGAGGAGCATTTTTACCAAAGTCACCTTTAAGTGTTACTTTAACCATATCAATTTTTGAGCGTGATACAGTCTGCTCTACACCTTGGATAACAGCTTCATATCTGCCAGGTTCATAGGCAAAATCTTCTCTTTTAGTTGCTTGTACAGTAATAATTGACATTATTCTTTAACCTCTTTCGTTTTCGCTTGTGTGCTACCATCAGTCAATCCTACAACAGCTTCCCATGTAGGGTTAACCATTGTGTCAGGGATTGCTAGACCAGGTTTACGAGTTACTTTGAGAGTATAGATAGGATTTCCTGCAAGACGTACTTGGTAGAAGTCCTTAACCTTTTTCTCACCTTTAACAACCTTAGATTTAGTCACACGCTCTGTATGACCAATGATACGAGATGATGCTGTAATATACTTAGCCACACTATCCATAAGGTTAGGTACAGTCTGTGCTGGTACATTCTCATCTACTACATCTTCAATGTTCAAGTTCTTCTCTTGTGCAATAACATATACATTCTTACCTTGATAAGATAAGTCCACAAGCTCATCAATAAATGCTTTCAATCTAGTAGATGCTTCACCATAGTGGTTAATAAGCATTTTCTTGATATTATTAGCTTCCATAATATCCTTGTAGCAAAGTTCTTGAACGTTAGATAAGTGGTCTACAGCGATACTATCAAAATCTTTAGCATAGCTAAGAGCTTCAATAACATCATTCCAACTAGCACACTCAGCTACAGAGAAACGGTCATCTTGTTCCACAGAAGCAAGTCCTCGGTCTGTGTCAATAATCAATACATTACCAGGTAATGAGTTGATAAAACTTGACTTCCCAGAACCAGGTAAACCATAGAAAACTGTCATTGTGTGTAGCTTAATTTTATTAAGTTTCTTTAGCTTCATTCTTTCCTACTTTCCAGTTGAACCATACCCACCACGGTCAGCATTACCAAGGGTCAATACTTCCTTGAAATGTAACTCAGGTTGGTTCTTTGTAATTCTGAATTGACACAAGCGTTGACCCTTTTCAATGCTACCAGCTTTAGTTGCATAGAACTTAGCACCCCAAAAGTCATTATCCCCACAGAAAGAATTATCAATGATACCCATACTGTTTGTGAGTAATAGACCAGTGTTTTGGAATGTGCTTGAACGTGGTAGTATGTGTGCTTCATATCCTTTAGGCAACTCCATAGCTACACCAAAGTCAATCACTACTGTGTCACCAGCTTTATAAGTTACTTTTGTGTTGGATTCTAGGTCAATCCAATCTCCAACCACAATACGATTGACAGGGTTCACACCATCATCTCGTACCTTTAATTTAATTACTTTGAAATTATGTAGCAATTCATATAGGTGTACAAAGAAGTTCAATGCAAAGTACACAGCTACAATAATCACAAGGGTTAATTCAATCTTAGTCATTATTTTATAATACTCCTCTATAAGTTTTGCTATTGCGTATTTCATAATATCAATGCCTGTTAGGTATGTAGAGTGCCTAGTTGTAAGAGTAGCACCCTTCATAAATAGTATTTGAGTAGCGCTAAGACCGTTATTCACATCATCATCATATAAATAGGCTTCTTTATTAGAATAGTATACTATATCTTTCTCATTTATAGATTTTTCAATAAATACTAATGCTTTATCAAGGTCATCTACACCGTTTTTATATTTATATCTCCACACATACTTCACAGCAGAAGCAATAAGAGGGTTAAGTCCAGCATATAGCCAGAAATCCCAACACTCTAGATTTGTGTGTGTATACCTTTGAGGATTTACAATATCTTCACCCATTACTTCTTACCTCGTCTGTCAATATAAAACACGGAGAGAGCAAAGATAACAATTAGAGCTTGCTCTAGTAACTTATACAAGTTGTCACTCATGATAATCTCCAATTCTCTTAATCTTTAGTCTGTACTCAGCTAAGTCTTCCTCAGCCTTAACTAACTCCAAGTAACGGATTGGTGATAGGGTTACAGAGGTTACTCCATCAATACCACCTAGAAGGTTCTCAATTTGCTTCTCCTCGGTTTTTCTGTAGTTCCTTATAATATGTCCAAGATGTTCTTTATCGTCTTCTAGAGACGTTTTAGAGCCTTGTAGGACTATCAGAAAGTAAATAGAAACACACAGAGCTATAATCAGTACAGTAATCACTGCTAAAAGTGCTTCAATCATTCTACTAACCTATAGTGCTTCACAGTGAAGCCCTCACCTTTCATTGTTACTACTACTTTATCTTCTGTGAGCTTATCTTTTAAGCCTAAGTAATAGGTATCACCAATATAATCTCCATCAATAGTGCTTACTACTACTTCCCCACAGTATTTTTCAAAGGCTTTGAATGTTCTTGCTCCTCCAATGACCCAAACATCTCTATCAGTTTCTTTCTCAAACTGCAAGACCTCCTCCACAGAGTTAGCAATGTAGACATTCTCATCTTCATAGCCATCAATCTCATCTTTGTGTGTCAATACCACATTGATTCTACCCTTAAGAGGTTTACTTCCGATTGATACCCATGTAGCTAGACCCATGACAACTACTCCACCTGTTGTTTGGTTTTTAAAGTAGTTAAGGTCAGCTTTATTAGACCAAGGTAGCTTACCTTTGCTACCAATCAATCCATTTTTATCTTGTGCCCAAATAAACTTAAGCATCTTTTTTCTCTTCTTCTTTTTTAACTGTGATTCCATTGAATGTTACTCGACCATCTCCAAACTTAACGCTTGTGATAATCTTGTCTTCACCTTCAAGGAACTTGTTCAAGTTCTCATCAAACTGCTCTATGTTAGCTGTTTTGAATGTTTTAGTAAAAGTATCTTTACCCATAACTTACCTCACTCAATAATAAACAATAGCTGTATAGTATGTAGAATAACCTACTGGACAAGAAGAAAATGATATATTTACATCTACCTTATACCTGATAAAATCATTTATCTTTTGTTCAAGTTCATATCTACTAGAGCTTTCAAAAATCTTACATTCCATATAAAAATTAAGGCTACACAGATAAACCATGTAGCCTATCTCCTTTAATCTACTTTAACTAGGAACGCTTCATGATTGAATTGAGGGAAACGTTCTTCGATTTCAGCAAGAGTGAATTTACCAATCTTGTCAGTTCCACAACCAAGCACATCAGCTTCTTCTGTGAATCCAGAAAGCTCTCCGTTAGCATTGATAGCAATGTATGGAGCTTTAACACGACGTGGTTTCTCACCTACATAGATAATGTAACGTGGTTCAAGAAAGTCAGTTGGTAATTCAATTCCAAGTTCTTGAGCGAGTGAGACAAATAGTTCTTTTTTGTTAGCCATTTTGCTAACCTCCTTAATAATATTTGTAGAGGGTTTAAAGTGATTAGCTCTACCACCACAATATTAGTTTATCAAAAACGTGTTACCTTGTCAAGAGGTAATTTCAACTTTTTTAAAACTTTTTTCAATAAATTCATCTAAATCTTCTACAACATCACCAATATAGACTTTATAGAAGTAGTCATATACTCCAGGTTGTCTTTTTTCTGGTGGTGTATACATACGAAGATTAGGGTTTTTAGCAATCATTGTGGTTAATTCACAGAATTGCTCAAACATATCAGCTCCACGATACTTATTGTAAGGGAACTTAATATGCTTCACACGATACATTCTACCTTTTAGAACCTCTTTAGGGTAGAATCAATGTGGTATTGACACACAAAGATGAGATTGATGGTGTGAACCCTGTCAATCGTATTGTGGTTGGAGATTGGATTGACCTAGAATCCAACACAAAAAGTAACTTATAAAAGCTAGGTGAACACAGTAGTGATTGACTTTGGTGTAGCTATGGAGTTGCCTAAAGGATATGAAGCACACATAACTACCACGTTCAAAGCACATTCCAAAACACTGGTCTATTACTCACAAACAAGTATGGGTATC